AGCGGATCGGTCAGCCGCCAGGGCCGCGGGCGCGACCGAGTCGGCCAGGCCGCGCCCTCGGGCCACGACAGGGCCAGCACGGCCGCGCCCAGCGCAAGGACGGCGACGGGCTCGCCGCCGACCCGCTGCTGCGCCGAGGCGACTGCGACCTGCGCCGTAGCCCCCAGCTTGCGGAGGGTGACTCGGTGACCGTTCACCTCGACGGTCACCTCAGAGACAGGAGACAGGGCCATGACGTCCTCCTCGACGTGTAGGCAGACTCAGCGTTGAGCGATCAGCGTCACGCCGTCCAGCTCCACCGGGCCCACGATCGCGAGCGTGAGCGAGACCGTCGACGGGTCGCCCTCGCTCACGTCGAAGGCCTGGAGGTAGGCGTCGTCGAAGGTGATGCTGCGGCTCTCGGCGCCGTAGTTGAAGCTGAACGTGCCATCGACCGTGCGGGCATCCCCGATGTCGGCAGACGTCGAGACAAAGCCGCTCGTGGTACCCATCGCGAGCCGATAGAAGGCATCGGTCGGCGACGAAAGCACCGCGTTGATCGTGATCGTCGGGGCCACGCGCTGGCCCAAGCGAAGCCCGACGAACGCGCCGCGGGACTGCACTTCGGTGACCGTGCGGCCGCCAGGGATCAGGCCCGACACCGAGGTATCGCCCTGCGAGAGCTGGAGGGTCGCGGAGTTGCCGCCGTTGTCGGTGATGACGAGCTGCCCGTCGCTGAATGAGGAAGGGATCAGGGACATGCGGACCTCACTGCGCGCCGACGATGAGGATGCGGTAGGACGCGGTGCTCGCGGCCGTCTCGGTCACGACGAAGGTGCCGTTGCTGCCGACCGACACACCGGCCGGGCCAAGGTCCAGCGCGAAGCTCTGCCCGGCGCCGAGGTTCAGGCCCTCGTTAGCCCCGGTGAAGGCCGCCAGCACGTTCGCCGCGCCACCCTCGACCTTGATCGCGCCCGTGAGGCACTGCACCGTGATGGCCTTGACCTCGTCAAGATCGATCGCCTGCCCGAGCATGTCGGTCAGCGAGCCGGCTGCCAGCACGTTGTAGGTGTGAGTCGCGCCCGAGGACAGCGAACGCTCAGCGAAGTACGCCCGATCGGCCTGCCCGGAGCCGATGCCCTGCGAGGTCCGAGTGTCGACCGAGATCTCGCCCTTCACAGCGCCGGTCTGAGGGGAGTCGGGGGTCAGCTCGGCAAGCGAGCGGATGGAGACGAGGGACGCGAGGGACGTGGCCACGGGGGACTCCTACCAGGGGAGGTGCAGGTCGAAGGCGAGATCGACGAGGACCCAGCCGGCCTCGACGAGAGAGTAATCCGGGGTCCAGCCCCCGACCAGACAGCGGGGGTCCTGTCTCGACTGGAGCGCGCAGCGCACCGCGTAGGCCGCCGCGTGCGCTCGGGCCAGGTGCGCGGGGTGCTCCTCGGCGACGTAGCGCGCCGCGAACAACACGCGGGAGCGCATAACGAGCGTGCCGCCCGCGCCCGCTACGACCTCGTCGCCAGCGAAGACCCAGAACGAGAGATGCGTCGTCGGGACCGGGCCCCGCGCCCGGGTCCAGCCGTCCGACTCCGAGGACCGGTAGCCGGCCGCGTCGAGGCCCTCGATGCGCTGGTACACGCCCTCGATCGCGGCGAGCCACGTCGACTCGCCGAGCGACGCGCCGTCGCCGCGGGCTACCACGTCGGCCGCCCGACCGGCGCCAGCCGCATGACCGGACCGTGGCCCCGTCGCAGCTCGGCCGCGTCCTCGTCGAACTGGAACCGAAGGTCAGACGCGACCCGGTTCATGTCGAAGTGCAGTTGCCGCTTGCGCTCGGCGAGACTTTCGTCGAGGCCCACCGAGATCGCATCGACGCAGAGCTGGAGCGCCCGCGTGAGGACCCAGTCGTAGGACCCGTGGATGCCCCGGATGGTCCACGGCCGCTTGCCGTCGGACAGGAGCTTGCGTACCAGCTCGTACCAGGCCGCGTCGATCTGCGGCTGCCAGCCCTCGCCGGTCCCGCGCTCTCCCTGGCTCTGCGGCACCCGATGCCGCAGCTCGGGCAGACGCAGGTACAGGTCGGCCTCCGAGACCGGGTTGAGCGGGACCCAGTCGCAGAGATAGGCCTCGATGCGGGCCGGGTAGCTGAGCCCGCCGATGGACAGGGCCCACTCGACGGTCCAGCCCGAGCCGAGAGTCTCGGCGGCAGACGGGGTGACCGTCCCGGTCGCGATCGAGGAGGAAAGCGTAACCGGTGCCGCCGAGACCAAGGCTGTCCCGCCAGGGCGCAGGACGGAGTACGTCCCGCCCGTCGGGGCGACGAGCGCGCCGCCGGCCCCGTAGCGCACCGGGCAGTCGATCGTCTGCGTAGCCCCTCGCTGGAGGAGGTACGGGATCGGCCGCCCGAAGGCGTAGGTGGCGGCGCGGATCGTCACGCGTAGGCCAGGACGATGAACTTCTCGCCGTTGGTCACGGTCACGACGACGTTGGTCGAGGTGTGGGTGCCCTCGGTCACGACGTAGGCGCCACCGGTCAGGTCGTAGGGGACGACCACGACGAGCGAAGGGGTCACGCCCAGGCCGTGCGCGACGTTCTGGGCGCTGCCGGTGCCGGTCTGCAACGTCGACTTGAACGGCGCCGTGACGCGGGCGGCGCGGCCGCCAGAGAGGACGACCGACCACGCGCCCGAGATGCGCTGGACGAGGTCGCCGTTGGTCCGCAGGTACACGCTCCCATTGGGTTCGGCCTCGGAGGCCGCGCCGGCCCCGGCCGTGATCGACGGGGACGCCGTCAGCGCAGTGGTCCCGCTCGGGCGGATGATGACGCCGACGCCGACCAGGGCGCGGCGCAGGACTTCATAGACGGCAGCAGAGGCGACGGGCATCGGACACTCTCCGAGAGAGGGACGAGATCAGGTGCGGGGCGCGAGCTGCGCCTCGATGGAGTCTGCGATCCGGGCCATCCCCGGGGACGCGTGGCCGATGCGACGATGCGCCTCGGCGAGCTGGAGAGTCTTCGACCGCGTGGCCTGGATCACGCCCGGATGGACGGGGCCCAAGATGTCGACGAGGCTGCGGCGGAACGCGATGAAGCCCTCGGCGTCGAAGGTCGGGATCGCCTCGGCGCCGACGACGTCGTAGCGGGTCCAGACGTCGGCGTGATGGTGCCGCGGCTTGCCGCGCCGATCGGGGGCCAGCTCGATCCGCTGGACATACCCGCCGTGCTCGGCGCCGAACGCGATCACCCGCGAGTCGAGAGGGATCATCATGCGCCGGTTGGTCCGCTGCTCGTACTCGATCGATGCCGCGAGCATCGACCCATCTCGCACGCCCTGGATGCCCGCCTCGAAGCCCACCTTGATGGGGAGGTACAGCGGTTCGCCGTCCACGAACGTGACCGAGGTCGCGTCTGCGAAGTAGGCGAAGATCGGGGTCTCAGGGAGCGGGGGATACTGGTCCCCGCGCGCGACCTCGGGCAGACCGCCGAGCACCGTCACGGGGGACGATGCAGGACGGGTACCCAGAGGGGCGGCGACAGGGCCAGAGGAAGTAGCGGACTTTCCGGGGATCGGCATGACGTCCTCCTCGACGTGTACCGGGTGGGATCAGATCAGGTCGCGAACAGGAGCTTGATGCCGCCCGCGTTCTGCCGGATGCTCGCGCCGAGGTGCGTCGAGCCGACGACCTGATCCTCGCTCTTGAGCGAGTCGCGGTTGATCTCGACGCCGTAAAGCGGGGTCCAGAGAAGGACCTGCGTGGCCGGCGAGGGCTCGGGCATGAAGGCGTCCCAGGCGAGCGCCTCGGGGCCGAACATGCCGCAGACCGTGTCGCCTGCGCTGGTCGGCAGTTCGCTGGAGGTGTAGACCCAGAGGTTGCCGTTGAGGTATTGCCCCTTGAAGCCCGGGTTGACCGTGTTCAGGTACCCGTCGGTCTCGGCCTGCATCTGCACCCGACCACCGAGCGCGAAGGCGTCCGAGGCGACGTTCGCCCAGTCCTTCGGCCGCAGGACGAGGACGTAGGGGCCGGCGCTGTTGGCGATGCCGAGGGTCTGGTACGCCGAGAGGATCGAGGCCCAGGTCGCGGTGCCGCCGGACACGCCGCCGCTCGCCGAGAAGCTCGGGAACAGGGAGGCGATCAGGGAGACGACCGACTGCTGCCAAGCGATCGTCTGATCGGTCACGAACTGCACGAAGGCCAGCTCGTCCATCGACTGGAGCGCGCGGGCCATGTCGGAGACCTGACGCGCCATGCCGCGGCGCGCCGGGGTGACCGTCGCGGCCGCGCTGGACAGGGTCTCGACAGTGAAGTCAGAGCCCTGGCTGGTCGCGGTGAACTTGTTGAGGCCCCAGCCGACGTCGACCATCTTAGTCCCGAGGGCGGCGCCGAGACGGGTCGCGCCCAAGAACTGCGAGGCCAGGACGGGGTTGGCGAGCAGACCGCCGCCAGAACGGTCGCCCAGCGTCAACCCGATGGAACGGGTGATCGCCGCAACGAGGATGTCGGACATCGGAGTGGTGCCAGTACGGATCGGATCGCCCACGGTAGACCTCCAGAAAGCTCGGATGGTGGCCTACGCTGATACCGGAGCGACCCGCGGCCTGGAATGTACCCCGATGCTACCGTGCGCCGAGGAGCTTGGCAAGGTCTGCCATCGACTTGGCCCCGTTGACGTCCTCGATCTTGGTCTTCACGCCCGCCGGCCGGGCCCCCGTGTCGAGACCTGCCGAGCGGGTCTTCGGTGCCGGGGCCTCGTCTTTCGCTGCGGGGATGTAGGCCTGGAGCGTCTTCGGAAGCGTCTCGCGCGCCTTCTCGTCGGAGGTCGCGGCCTTCCACCACTCGACCGCCGACTTCGGGCGTCCCTGCTCGGGCAGGCGCTGGTACGCCGTCCGAAGCGCGACGAGGCCGTCTTCGTCGAAGCCGAGGTCACGCGCCGCCAGGTGCTCCTGATGCTGCGCCGCAAGGCTCGCAACCTCGCGCGCCGCCGCGGCCTTGACCTCCTCGATCGACTTCGCCGCGCTCTTGCGCTCGGCCTCCACCGCGCTCGCGAGGTCCGCGAGCTGGCGCTTGATCTCGTTCTTCTCGCGCACGACCGCGCGGAACCGGTCGACCGGCACCTTGTTGCCGCTGGGCTCGTCGTCGTCGTCCTCGGTCGTCTGCCGACCGCCCAGCGCCGCCTTGATCTTCTCGATCAGATCGTCGGACATGTCACCTACCCTCCTCTCTCAGTGAACTCTCTCAGCAGCCGGCCACCCGTCGGCGACCGGACAAACCGCGCGTACCACTCCGGGGCCTCGCGCCGGGCCACGGACAGGGCCCACCGCACACCCGGGTCGCCGCCCCAGAGCTGCCACGCTTGCCAGCCGGGGCCCTGCTCATCCCACGTCGCGCCCTCGCGATCGACGTAGTGGCGCGCGAAGTACCTGAGCATCCGCAAGATCGTGTCGAGGCTCAGGGTGCGCCGGTTGGCCAGGTCGCGCGCCCGGGCCAGACCGACCGCGGTCCCGCCCCGCTGCGACGGGGGCTTGCCCGCGCGCACGTCGAGCCCCCGCTGCGCGGCCCGGGCGACACCAAGCGGCGGCCGGATCGGCATCAGTCGAGCATCCCCATCGCCTCGACGACCGCCCCGAGCGCCGCCCGCAGGACGTCCGGGCTCGCGTCGCCGGCCAGGGCATCCTCCAGCGCAGACCGGGCCCCTTCCAGCTCGGCCCGCGCGTCCTCGGCTGCGCCGTCGCCGGCCGCCACGGCCTCGAACTCCTGCTCGACCTCGGACCCGTAGAGGACCGGGTAGGCCTGCTCGGGCAGTGTCGAGCCGGTCTCGCGATTGATCAGCGCCGAGACCCGCCGCAGGACGAGGCCATCGTGCGCGCGGCAGTCCGGGTAGGTCGCCGCGACGGCCTCGGCCAGCGCCCGCCGCTCGGTCTCCGAGGGCTCGCCGCCCGTCGCGGCCATCGAGACGGGCAGCCCCATCGCCGAGACGAGCTGCTCGGCGTACTGCCGGATCGCGGTGTGCAGGGGCAAGGGGTCGAAGCCCGGGCCGAACTGGTGAAGCATCCCGGGTCGCTCCGGGTCGATGTGCCGCCAGCGCAGCACCGACTCAGGGCCGACCGAGATCCCAGCCTGCATCGTCTCCGACCGGGTGTCGAGGCCGTCAAGCTCCAGGCCGATCGCGTTCCGCTGAGGCCAGCCCGCATCGCGCACCGCCGCGCCCCAGTGGGTGTAGAGCGCGCAGGTCCGCAGGGTGCCCTCCACGATCTCGATCCCCTCGTAGGGCGCGCGAGGGTCGCCCGAGATCACGATCCGATGGAACGGCCGACCGTCCGCGTACCGCCAGGGGTAGGCGCGAGCGTCCGGGGCAAGGTCGCCGAGGGCCTCGTCGGTGACGTCCTGCTCGCCGCGCAGCACCGCGAAGACCGGCGCATCGAGGTCCGACAGGTCGTAGAGGTCCTCGACCTCGACGAGATCGCGGCCGAGCCGGCGCAGCCGCCGATGCCGGATGACCGTCGGGGCCGTCGGGTCGTCCGAGAGATACTCGACGGTCAAGTGCTCCGGGGACAGGGCCTCAAGGAACGGGCGCTCGCCCGCGGCCGACCACCCGATCAAGGTTCCGGCCCAGTTCGCCGCCAGCCGGTACCGAAGCGCCTCGGCCGAGACCGCCGACATCCGCGTCGGCATCGGCCGCGCCCCGATCCTGGCGTACCGCGCGACCGTCGTGCGAGCGGACGCGTCGCCGAGCGCGACAGCCAGCTCCTCGGGCAGCCCGAAGACGGCCGGGGGTGTCCGGTACGCCGTGCCCCGCCGCTCGACGTAACTCCGCAGGGGGTTCATGCTCAGGTCGACCGGCCCCAGCTCGCGCGCCCGGTCGCCCATCTCCTGCCGCGTCCGTACTCGGACATCCTCGACGTGCATGCCGCGCAGGATGCGGATGCGCAGCGCGGCCTCCTCGCGGGGGGTGCGCTTCACCGCGGGCTGATAGCCGTAGCCGAGAACCGAGATCATAGACGCCCCCACATGCAAGGTATCACCGAGCGCGGCCCTCAAGCAACGGGACCGCGATGTAGCGCAGACCGTCGAGCCCGTGTTTGTGCGGGTCCGAGGGCGACGTCGAGCCCTGCCACCCAGCGAGGTCGGCGTGCAGGAGCGAGCAGCGCGCCGACACCGTCAGCCGCGGCGGGTCGTCCACCATCAGCCGGTGCAGCATCAGGCTGCCCTCCCAGACCGAGCCCTCGTACTTGCGCGGGGTCGCGATGCGTCGCAGCCCCTCGGGTAGCTGCTCGGTCCAGCCCCGTCGCTCGGTCGGGATGCCCAGCTCGGAAGCCATCGCCTCAAGAAAGGCCCGGTTGCTCATCGCGCCGCCTCGATGGTCGCCGTGGTGCGCACGGTCGCCGATCCACCGGTCCACGTCGCCGGGCTCAAGGCCAGACCGGGCCAACATGTCCAACACGCCCCGCGCCGCGCCCCGCGGGGTCGTCCGGTCGGTGCTCGCGTACTCGTCGAGAACCCAGAGGTGCGCGTGCAGACCTCGCCGCGCAGACGCGACGAGGATCGCCCGCTGGGTCCCGGGCTTCGGGCCGTGGTCGATCCCAACGCCGACCACAGCGCCCACAGGCGGGGCCTCGTCGCGAACCAAGTGCGGGCCCCACGACGAGAAGTAGGCCGTCTCGCGCCGCGGGGTCCGGCTGCGGCCCATCCGCATGTCCGCCTCCAGCGCCGACAGCCCAGCCTCGTGCTCGGCGATGTCGCGCGCCGTCAGCCAGGGGAGGTCGACGAGGCCGCCGCGCGGGGTCACGGCGTCGAGCGTGAGCGGGGTGTGCAGCTCGCCGACATGCGGCAGGGCCGGGTCGTCGACGAGCTTCCAGAGGTACTGGACGTCCGCCGCGGTGCCGAGGGTCGGGGTGAAGCCGACGTACATCCGGCCCCCGCGCCCGAGCAGACGGGGCCACAGCTCATTGTGGACAGGCTCGGGCAACGGCTCGTCTGACACCACGACCTCGGCGCGCGGCCCGGCCAAGTTCTCGGCGTCGAAGACACCGAGGACCAGCGTCGAGCCAGCGCCCGGCCCGCCGACCACGTCGTAGACCGGCATCCGCTGGCCCCGGACCATGCCCGAGTTGAAGCGGATGCGCGGCCCGAACCAGCTCGGCGGGACCATCGAGAACAGGTACTCAAGGGTTACGCCCAGTTGCTTGTAGGTGTTCCCCACCAGCATGACCGTGCGCTTCCGGCTGGTCTGCCACGGCAGGAGCCCGCCCAGCGCCCGGCGCGTCACCTCGGCCAGCGCCACCGACTTGCCGATGCCGTTCGCACCCCACCAGACCGTGAGCCGGTAGGGGCTGTCGAACAGGTCGAGCTGCGGCCTCGTCCAGTGCGCGGGCGCGCGGCCGTGGACCGCGGCCCGGGCGGCGATGGCTGAGGCGTCGATCACGCGCGCTCCAGCACCAGCGTCCCATCCGACCGGGCCATCAGCCGCAGCCGCTTCCGGCCGAGCCACTCGGCGACGTACACTTCGAGGTCGACGTCGACCAGCTCGCGGGCCGACGCTCCGAGCTGCTCGCGCCACTCGGCCGGGGACAGATCCGCGGGGCCGGGCGCGGGCTTCTCCTCGGCGCGGCGCAGCTCGTGGAACCTGTCCAGCGCCGAGGTCATCTGCTTGGCCGCCGCCACGTAGGCGTTGCTGGCGGGGTCGGCCTCGTCAAGGGTCCGGCGCAGGCGCTCCACCGTCCACGCCGCCGCGGCCGCCGGGCTCAGGCTGAGCAGGTCCACCGCCTCAGACCGAGCCTCGGGCGCGCGCACCACCGGGGCAGGCGACTCCACCACCGGCAAGACAGGGCCCTGCCCCGGCTTGCGGCCTCGCGTCAACGGCTTGAGCAGCCCCTCGTCGACCAGCGCCCGACGCAGGGCAGTCGCAGCACGAACCACTCGCAGCCGGTGCTCCGATGGGGGCATGTCCGGGGCCAGCGCGGCGATCGCCTCCTGCCCGGTGCAGCCCGTGGCGATGAGGTGCGCGCGCACAGCCTCACGATCGGGGGCTTCACTGCTCATTGCGACTCCGTTGCTTTACCGTGGGGGGGTTGAGCGTCGAGACTACGCCAC